AGCATCGAGTACCGTAGCGTGGCCGATTTGAAGGCCGCGATTGCCGAAGTCGAAGCCACCATCGCCCGTGAATCAGGTGCGCCCAAATCGCGCCAGATCCGCGTGACCACGAGCAAGGCACTCTGATGGCCTGGCTCAAGAATCTGCGTCGCCGCATGTTCGGCGGCACACCCGTCTACGACGGCACGGGTGGCGGTCGTCGTGCCCTGGCCTGGATGCCCAGTAACCCGGGGGCGGTGGCGGCCCTGTCGCTCGCTCAAGACGAACTGCGCGCCAAGAGTCGGGATCTGGTCAGACGTAATGCCTGGGCGGCTGCCGGGATCGAAGCCTTCGTGGCGAACGCCATCGGCACCGGCATCAAGCCCCAGAGCATGGTGCAAGACCAAGCCATGCGCGAAGCCATCCACAGCCTGTGGTGGGACTGGTGCGAGCAGGCCGATGCGGCAGGCCTGACTGATTTCTACGGACTGCAAGCGTTGGCCACGCGGGCCATGCTCGAAGGTGGTGAGGCATTGATCCGCCTGCGCTACCGCCGCACCGAAGATGGTTTGCCGGTGGCGCTGCAGATCCAGGTGCTGGAAGCGGAGCACCTGCCCAACGCGATGAACCGGGATTTGCCCGGCGGAAATGTCATCCGGTCCGGTATCGAATTCGACCGGCTGGGTCGCCGGGTGGCCTATCACCTGTACCGATCACATCCCAACGACGGGCTGCTGGCTCCGATGTCGAGTCAGGGTGGCCTGGACACCGTGCGCGTCGATGCGAGTGAAGTCATCCACCTGTTCCGCCCACTGCGACCGGGTCAGATCCGGGGCGAACCCTGGCTCACGCGGGCGCTGGTCAAACTCAACGAACTCGACCAGTACGACGACGCAGAGTTGGTGCGCAAGAAGACGGCAGCGATGTTCGCTGGCTTCATCACCCGCATGGCACCCGAAGACAACCTGATGGGCGAGTCGGCGGCCGATGCCAATGGCGTGGCCATGGCAGGCATGGAGCCCGGCACCTTGCAGATCCTGGAGCCGGGAGAGGACATCAAGTTCTCCGCACCGGCCGATGTGGGCTCGTCGTATGCCGAATTCATGCGCCAGCAGTTCCGCGCGGTGGCCGCTGCCATGGGCATCACCTACGAGATGCTCACCGGCGACCTGACCCAGGTGAACTACTCCTCCATCCGGGCGGGGTTGCTGGAGTTCCGGCGCCGCTGCGAAGCCTTGCAGCACGGTGTGATCGTGCACCAGCTTTGCCGGCCTATTTGGCGGGCCTGGATGGATCAGGCGGTGCTGGAAGGAACCCTGGTGTTGCCCGGTTACCGCAAAGAAAAACGGCAGTACCAGTCGGCCAAGTGGATCCCGCAGGGCTGGAAATGGGTCGATCCGCAGAAGGAATACAACGCCATGAAGCTGGCCATTCGCGCTGGCCTCATGAGCCGATCGGAAGCCATCTCTGGCAACGGCTACGACGCCGAAGACGTGGATCGTGAGATTGCAGCGGACAACGCCCGCGCTGATGACTTGGGATTGATCTTCGACTCCGATGCCAGGCATGACCAGGTGCCGACCGCCATGCCCACTGATGCCAACCAGGCACAACCCACCGATGCGGTGGATGCCGCCAATGACAACCAGGACCTTCAACCATGACTTACCTTGCCTCCCGCCTGTTCGGGACGCCCTTGCTCATTCACCGACCCAAGCTGGATGTGATCCTGTCCGTGGTCGGCCAGCGCATCGGGATGACCGATGTTCCCGCCATGCCGGCCATGGACATGGCGGTGTACCAACGCCCACCGGCAGCGACTGCACCCGAAGGCATTGCCGTGATCCCCATCCACGGTTCCCTCGTCAAACGCTCGCTGGGCATGGAAGCGGCTTCCGGCCTAACCTCCTACGGCGAGATTGCGGCCATGCTGGATGCGGCACTGGCCGACCCCCAGGTCAGCGGCATCTTGCTCGACATCGATTCGCCAGGTGGTGAAGCCTCCGGCAGCTTCGAGTTGGCCCGGCGCGTGCGTGAGGCGGCTGCCATCAAACCCGTCTGGGCCGTGGCCAATGACGCGGCGTATTCAGCCGCCTACGCCATTGCCGCCAGCGCCCAGCGCCTGTTCGTGACGGAAACGGGTGGCGTGGGTTCGATCGGTGTGATTGCGTTGCATGTGGACCAGTCGGTGAAAGATGCCAAGGACGGCTACCGGTTTACAGCCATCACCGCCGGCGCGCACAAGAACGATTACTCGCCCCACGAACCCTTGTCTGACAGCGCCAAGACGGAACTGCAAGGTGAAGTCGATCGGCTCTACGCCATCTTCTCCGAACACGTGGCTGCCATGCGCGGTCTGGAACTCGATGCCGTGCGTGCCACCGAGGCCGGTTTGTACTTCGGCGGCAATGCCGTCAACCAGGGCTTGGCCGATGGCGTGCAGACGCTGGAGGCCACGCTTGCCGAATTTCACTCGTTTCTCAACGCCAAAAACAACGCCCTTATCCGTCCGCCGTCTCAGGTGCGGGGCGTCATCCGTGCTGAGGCGGCACATCCAAAAAAGGAGATCACCATGAGTGATACCGAACACCTCCCCGAAACCTCTCCAACAGACAACAACCCTGAAGAAATCGCCGCCGATCAAGTGGCCCAGCTGGTCGCCGAAGCCAAACGCGAAGTCATGCAGTCCGCCCAGGCGATTGCCGAACTCTGCCTGCTGGCCGGATGCCCCGAACGTGCTGCCGAGTTCATTGCCACCGGCAAGTCGCAAGCCGATGTGCGCCGCGTGCTGATCGACGCCCGTGCCGCGCAGTCCGATGCGGCTGAGATCCGATCGACCATCACGGTGGATGCGGGTACGCAGACGCTCGACCGCCCGGAGGCCTCGCCCATCGTGGCCGCCGTCAAAAAACTCTCCGCCCACGCCTGATGCACCTGATGCACCTGATGCACAAGACTCAGAAAGGACTGACCCATGCCATCCATTACCGAAACCAACAACCTTGGCGACCTCTTGAAGTACGAAGCCCCCAACCGCTATTCGCGTGACGTTGCCACCATCGCCGCTGGCCAGAACCTCCCTTTGGGCACGGTGCTCGGTCGCAACGCCAATGATGGCAAGCACTACGCCATTGACCCCGCTGCCACCGACGGCACGGAAACGCCGATTGGTGTGCTGGCCACCGCGATCGATGCCACCAATGCCGACCGCAGCGACGCCATCCTGATTGCGCGTCACGCCATCGTGGCCAAGACCGCCCTGGTCTGGCCGATAGCGCTCACCGGCGCCCAACGCACGGGCTATGAGCAGCTGCTGGCCGAACGTGGCGTGCTGGTGCGCGAATCGGTTTGATATTTCACCACCACAAACCGTCCATCCTTTCTCCCATGAACCCGCCTGGCCTTGTGGCTTGCGCGGGTTCTTCCATTTCTGGAGCCTCACATGCAGAACCTCTTTGACAACCCGGCCTTCAACATGGCCAGCCTCACGGCGGCCATCAACCTGATCCCCAACCGTTATGGGCGGCTGGAGGAACTCAACCTGTTTCCCGCCAAGCCCGTGCGTACGCGCTCGGTGGTGATTGAATCGCGCAACGGCACCTTGAACCTGCTGCCCAGTGTGCCGCTGGGCGGCCCTGCGAACCAGAACCGCCGTGACAAACGGCAGTTGCGCTCTTTCGTCATTCCCCATCTCCCGCTGGAAGATGTGGTGTTGCCCGAGGAAGTGCAGGGCGTGCGCGCGTTCGGTTCTGATACGGAAACCGACACGGTCGCCCTGGTCCTGGCCCAGCATCTCGAATCGATGCGCAACAAGCACGCCATCACCCTTGAACACCTGCGCATGGGAGCGCTCAAGGGCGTGATCCTGGACGCTGACGGGTCGGTGTTACACGACCTCTACAAGGTCTTCGAGCTGGAGCGGTCGACGGTCAACTTCGAGCTCACGGCGGCGGGTACCAAGGTGCGCAACAAGTGCGTCGAGGTGGTGCGCACCATCACCGACAACCTGCGCGGGGAGTTCATGACGGGCGTTCGCTGCCTGTGCTCGCCCACCTTCTTCGCCAGCCTCACCGAACACGCCAATGTCACCAAGGCGTTCGAGAACTACGCCCAGGGCGCCATGCTGCGTGACGATGTGCGCAACGGCTTCGCTTTTGGGGGCATTGTCTTCGAGGAGTACGTCGGCAAGGCCAGCTACCTCGATGCCGCTGGGGTCAGCCAGACCCGCGACTTCATCGCCGAGGGAGAAGCACATGCCTTTCCGATGGGGACGGTCGACACCTTCAGCACCTACTTTGCGCCGGCGGACTTCAACGAGACGGTCAATACCCTGGGTCAGCCCCTCTACGCCAAACAGGAGCCGCGCAAGTTTGACCGGGGTACCGATTTGCACACACAGAGCAACCCACTGCCGATGTGCCACCGCCCGGGCGTGCTGGTCAAACTGACCATGGCGTGAACCCGTGCCAGGGTCATTGGCCATGCAAAACGCCTTCGAGAGGGCAGTTGATCGCCTGTTCGCTCGGCTGGGGGTGCCTGGCACCTACCGGCGGGGCGATGGCGCCGAGATCGCTACGCGCTTCATCAGCAAACAGGCCGATGTGGTCGAAACCTTCGGTGACACCCGCTTGGCCATCGCCACGCATCGCTTCGATGTGCTGACTCGCGAGGTGGCAACGCCCAAGGACGGCGAGCGCTTCACGGTCCAGGGCCAGACCTACCAGGTGGTGGGTGAACCCTTGGCTGATCGCGACCGCCTGATCTGGACGCTGACCGGAGCGCCGGTATGAAGCTGCTTGCAGCCTTGTCGGGTGACCTGGACCAGATGTTGGCCGACGAGGTGCGCATTGCGGAGCAGGCCGTGACGCAGTCGGTTCGCGAAGCCACCGATGGATTGAAGACCGAGTTGCGCAGCCAGATCACAGGTGCCGGCTTGGGGCAACGCCTGGCCAACACCTGGCGTGGTGAGGTCTATCCCAAGGGGAAGATGAGTATCAAGGCGGCGGGCCTGGTCTATAGCCGTGCACCCGTCATTGTCGGTGCCCATGACCAGGGGGCCACCATCCGTTCCCAGGATGGCTTCTGGTTGGCGATCCCGCTACCCGCTGCCGGCAAAGGTCCACGCGGCAAGCGCATGACGCCGGGCTTGTGGGAGCGGCTGCGGGGCCAACGCCTGCGGTTCATCTACCGCCGGGGCAAGCCCTCGCTTCTTGTGGCTGAAAACCAGCGTGCCCGCCAGGGCCAACGCGGTGGCTTCTCCGCTGCCTCGCAAAAGGCCCAAGTGACAGGTCGAGGGCTGGTCACCGTCCCGATGTTTCTGCTGGTGCCGCAAGTGACCCTGAAGAAGAAATTCGACATCGACAGTGCCTCGAGCCGTTGGATCAGCACTCTGGCCCATCGCATCGCCAACCGCTTTGATGAAGCCGAACGTCGTGGAGTCAACGCATGAGCCAACGAGAAAACGCGATCGGCGCACTGTTCGCAGTGCTCGGCCAGTTGTCCCTTGGCACGACGGT